TGTCAAGATGAAAACAATTATCCACGTCAATCAACACATCATTAAGAAGAATGCCAAGGAAGATACAAACGATCCTGTATTGACAGTCAAGACATACAAAAGCAACACCTACGCACATGAAGTAATCATAAAGGGCAACAGTAGGGTGGTGTATAGTGCCGATAAACCGTTGTCGTGTGGTGCACGGGTATGGATCGAAACAGAAGCCGAAGTTGAGGTTGTGAAATAACTAAAGGAGAAAAGCACATGAGCGCAAATGATATACAAGTAGGTGGTGAGCACTATAAGATGGACATAGAGCCTTGGGACGCTATTAACTCTTGGGGTCTAGGCTACTTTGATGGGACTGCTGTCAAGTACTTAGCTCGATGGCAGAAGAAGAATGGTGTCCAAGACTTACAGAAAGCTAAACACTTCATTGAGAAGCTTATAGAAGTTCAGACTGGTGAAGTCAAGCAAGAAGAGCCTATTAATAATGCCTCATATTTACAAGGACTACAGGATGGAGAAAACTGTGTATATGATTCACTTATTGAGTACTTTGAAGCGTTACATAAAATAGACAGTAAAGACCATAAGCACTGGGAAACTGTTTGTATGATCCTACGTTCTAATAAAAGGCAACTAAAATGACTATCCTAACCAACATAATTAAATGTACAAAATGCAATGACATCATCGAGTCTAAACATCGTCATGACTTTGTCAAGTGTTCTTGTAAGGCTGTAGCTGTTGATGGTGGGACAGCTTATCTAAGACGCCTAGGGAACCCAGGTGACTTCATTGACTTAAGTAAAGTGATACACAATGATGACACTTGAGATTGACACTAATTTAGAAGTAGGAGAGCTAATAGACTACTTAGTTTTGTGTTCTTTAAAGGAAACTTTAAAAGTCTTTGAAGTTCCTAATACGTCTATACCACACTTCTCTAATGATGTAGAAAAAGAAGCTAAGAAGGTTAAGAGGATTATCAAAGCTTTAAAACAAGTAATCAAACTATATTGGATACCAAACAGAAATGACAACACCTAATGTAAAACTGATATGGGCTACTCCAGATGCTGAGAACCTGATTGCTTACATGGCTCGTGTTAGTAACCCAGGTAAACAAGACAACCCAGAGACCGCCCCCAAGCTGCTTAAGTATCTTATGGAGCATAAGCACTGGAGCCCCTTTGAGATGGTTAACGTGTGTATGGAGATTAACACTACCAGAGACATAGCTAGACAAATCTTACGACACCGTAGCTTTAGCTTTCAAGAGTTCTCTCAGCGATATGCAGAAGCTGAAGACTTCTCTTTGTCACAAGCTCGACTACAAGACACTAAAAACCGTCAGAACTCTATTGAGTTAGACTTCAAAGATAACTCAGATGTTCAGACAGCTTACTTATGGGAGCGTGTTCAAGACAATGTAATTGAAACCTGTGAACGTAACTACCGCTGGGCTTTAAGTAAAGGTATTGCTAAGGAAGTAGCTCGTAAGTTGTTACCCGAAGGACTGACTAATAGTAAAATGTACATGAATGGTACATTACGTAGCTGGATTCATTATGTTGATATTCGTTGTGATGTCGCAACACAGAAGGAACACCGAGACATAGCTGATCAATGTCGTGTTATACTTAGAGGACTATTTCCAAACATCTTAGGAGCTTAAGTGAACGACTCAACGTACATCAGGAAGGAACCCTGCCCTGCCTGTGGTAGTAAGGATAATCTAGGGCGTTACTCTGATGGACATGGCTTCTGTTTTGGGTGTGGTCATATTGAAGCATCAGGGACGATTACAACACCTAAAACTAATGGAGGTAGTATGTCTAACCTTAAAGAGTACTTAGAAGCTGAGACACATCCTTTAAGAGCTCGTGGTATCTCTGAAGAGACTTGCCAGAAGTTTGGTGTACGTGTGGGTGACTACAAAGGTTCTAATGCTCACTTCTACCCATACTACAAAGATGGTAAGGTGGTAGCTTGTAAAGTTAGACAGAAGGGTAAGGAGTTCTCTATCATTGGTGACGGAGCATCTCTATCACTGTTTGGACAGAACCTATGGTCTAGCGGTAAGAAGATTGTGGTGACTGAGGGTGAGATAGACGCTATGTCAGTCTCACAGATTCAGAATAACAGATGGCCTACTGTCAGTGTACCTAATGGTGCTCAGGGGGCTAAGAGAGCTCTAAGTAAGAACCTAGAGTACTTCAATGGCTTTGATGAAGTCATATTGATGTTTGATATGGATGAAGCAGGTCAGGCAGCAGTTAAAGACTGTGTAGACTTGTTCCAACCTGGTAAGTGTAAGATAGCTACCCTACCCTTGAAGGATGCTAATGAGTGCTTAGTGGCTGGGAAGGCTGATGCTGTGATACAAGCTATCTGGAATGCTCAACCATATAGACCAGATGGTATCATTAGTGGTGAAGACTTGTGGGAGCAGTTAAACTCACAGGAAGAGATTGAGTCAGTAGAGTATCCTTGGGCTGGTCTGAATGTTAAGACTTCAGGTCTACGTAAGGGTGAGCTAGTGACCATAACAGCAGGGAGTGGTATTGGTAAGTCTGCTGTTGTACGAGAGCTTGCCTATCATCTCCTAGGTTTTGGAGAGACGGTAGGAATGCTTATGTTAGAAGAGAACCCCAAGAGAACCGCATTAGGTTTGATGGGTATACATTTAAATAAACCTATGCATCTTCATAAGGAAGAGACAGATGAAAAACTATTTATGGAAGCCTTTCGTGCAACTGTTGGCAGTGGCAGGTGTTACCTTTACGACCATTTTGGCTCTAACACAATTGATAACCTTATTTCTCGTATCAGGTTCCTCAATCGGGGTTGCGGTTGTCAGTGGATTATGCTTGACCATCTTTCCATTGTTGTTAGTGGCCTTGGTGATGGCGATGAGAGACGTCTAATAGACAATACTATGACCTATCTCAGGACTCTGGTAGAAGAGCTTGGGATAGGCTTGATACTCGTTAGTCATCTTAAGAGACCTGATGGTAACAAAGGTCATGAAGAGGGCGCTGTGACGTCTCTAAGCCAGCTCAGGGGCTCCCATGCCATTGCTCAGCTGTCTGACATAGTCATAGGACTTGAGAGGAACCAACAAGATACTGAGACAGGTAATGATACTCAAGTTAGAGTATTGAAGAATAGATTTAGTGGTGAGACAGGAGTAGCTTGTACTTTGACATATGACAAGGAAACAGGTAGACTATATGAAAAGATATTTGACTCTAACTTTTAAGGAACTATTATGTTTTCAATTGAATTAAACTTTATTACGGGATTCATGTTAGGTGTTGAGTTCTTAACCAAAGAGCAGACAGATGGTGTAGCTGCCTTTATTATTGACTTAGGTATCGTTCGTATTGGGTTCTACCACGAGGATGAATAAGTTTTAACTTTTATTAAACAACTAGTCGAGAGGGACAGTATATGAAGCATTACATAGTAGACATTGAAACAGACGGGTTCTTACCCACGTTAACCAAGATACATTGTATGGTTATAAAAGAGATAGAGACAGGAGAGGTTAAAGTCTTTAGAGGTTCTGCACCTGACCACGAGTTTGAGGAAGGCTTAGAGTACTTACACAGTTGTTCTGAGTCTGGTAAGATCATAGGTCATAACCTAATCAAGTTTGACCTAACTGCTATCCAGAAGCTTTACCCTAGCTTCTCAGTCAACCAAGAGAATGTCATAGACACTCTTGTTCTGTCTCGGCTTATCCATAGCGACATGAGAAGCTCAGACTCTATCTATACAACTACAGGTAGACTACCTAACAAGCTTTGGGGTAGTCATAGCCTCAAGGCTTGGGGATACAGGCTAGGCATCCTTAAAGGTGACCTAGGGGAGGATGAGGAACGCTTTGATGTCTTTACAAATGAGATGCTTGAGTACTGTAAGCAAGACGTAGAGGTTACAGGGGCTCTTTACACCTACTTAACTAAAGATGACTATAGTCAACAGTCTATAGACCTAGAGCACAAGGTTACTTGGATATGTGGTCAGATGGAGAGGAATGGTTGGGTCTTTGATGAGAAGAAGGCTGCCAAGCTTTACGGGGAGTTAGCAGTAGAGAAGCAAGCTATTGTCAAAGAGATGCAAGAGACCTTTGAACCTATAACAGTAGATAGAGGGTTCTCAGAGAAGACGGGTAAGAAGCTTAAGGATAAGGTAGTTGCGTTTAATCCTGGCTCTCGACAGCATATAGCTCAGAGACTCTCAGAGAAGTATGGCTGGGAACCTACAGAGCACACACCATCAGGTCAAGTTAAGATTGATGAAGAAGTATTAGGGACATTACCCTACCCAGAAGCTAAGACACTAGCTAACTATTTCTTAGTCAATAAGAGGCTAGGACAATTAGCTGATGGTGACCAAGCGTGGTTAAAACTAGTTAGAAATGGAAAGATACATGGCACGATCAATACCAACGGGGCAGTCACTGGAAGATGCACCCACCAGAACCCTAACATGGCTCAAGTGCCCTCAGTGTCAAGTAAGTACGGAAAAGAGTGTAGAGAGTTGTTTACAGTGTCCAATCAATCCAGACTTGTTGGTTGTGACTTGTCTGGGCTTGAGTTGCGATGCTTGGCTCACTTTATGGCAAAGTGGGATGATGGGGCATATGGGAGAGTCGTGATTGAAGGTAAGCAGGAAGAAGGTACAGACATCCATACTGTGAACCAGAGGGCTGCTGGGTTACCTACTAGGGCTAATGCTAAGACATTTATTTATGGGTATCTATATGGTGCAGGTGATGCTAAGATCGGCACTATAATCGGCAAGGGAGCTACGGAGGGTAAAAAGCTTAAGGCTCAGTTCTTAAGAAGTCTACCAGCTTTAGATAAACTTAAGACTGCTGTAACTGAAAGAGCTAAGAGAGGTTACCTGATAGGACTAGATGGTAGACGTGTACATGTTAGAAGTGAACATGCTGCCTTGAACACTCTGCTACAGTCTGCTGGGGCTTTGGTAGCTAAGCAGTGGTTGGTAGAGGTAGCTAAGGAAGCTAAGAGTCGTGGGTACACTAAAGAAGACTACAAGCTAGTTGGCTTTATACATGATGAGACACAATGGGAAGTAAGAGCAGACTTAGCTGAAGAGTTTGGTAAGATGGTTATTGATTGCTCTACTAAAGCTGGTGAAGTATTTAAGTTTAAAGTACCAATAAATGCAGAGTATTCAATCGGTATGAATTGGCATGACACACACTAGGAGTCTTTATGGACCTACAGCCTATTCTGTTTAAAGCTTGGGAGCAAGGCTTCTCTACTAAGTCTAACTTTGCTAGGGAGCAAGCTAATGCTGTAGCAGCTTGTGCTTCCCTAGGCTTCATAACAACACGTATTAAGACCCAGAAGGCTTATGGTACTGTCTGGCGTATAACAAAAACAGGAATAGAGGTATTAGATGAATGTTACTATCAAGACCGATAGCAGCGTGTACTTAGATCATGATGGTTACATTGTATCTGAGTGTTACTTTACTGAAGGAGTTAGTGAAGACCCAATCATGGTGACTACCAATGCTATCTCACAGCTTGTTAAAGAGGTTGTAGACATCTTAGCTGATGATGATGGTATAGTAAGACAATCAAACAGTCTAGAGATCATGTATATGATTAACTCAGAGCTTAAGGAAGCTATAGACTTTTTACACAACCACATAGATGATGGAGTATACTTAAATGAAGG